AAGCCGGACGCCGGGTACCAAGCAGACCGAATGGATGTTCGACGCGACGGCGCCGGAAGCACTCGACAAGTTCGTGAGCGTGCTCGAGTACCTGCTCACGCCGTCGTCGAAGATCTGGGCGCGACTGGTGCCCGAAGATGAAGAGCTTCGCAAAGACCGCGATACGAAGATCTACTTCGAGCAAGTTACCGACATCGTCTTCAAGTACATCTACAACGCCTACTCTGGGTTCGTGACGCAGAACCAAGAGGTCTACGAGTCACTAGGCGCGTACGGGAACGGGTCGGTGTGGATCGATGCGCTCAAGAAAGAGCCGGGTGTCCGATTTCGCTGCATGCCGGTCGGTGAAACCTACTGGCGAGAAAATCACCAGCGGATGATCGATTGCATGTACCGGCACTTCTGGTTCACGGCGCGCCAGGCAGCGCAGGAGTGGCCGAAGGAGTGGCTGCCTGAGTCGATTCAGGCCGCAATCGATAGCGACCAACCGGACAAGAAGTTCCGCTTCCTGCACGTCGTGAAGCCGCAGGAGGACATGGACTCAGAGCGCGTCGACTACCGCGGGATGGAGTACGTCTCGTGCTACATCGCGTACGAGCACAAGTGGCAGATCGGTGAGATGAACGGCTTCCGGACGTTCCCGGCAGCAGTCGCTCGCTATCGCGTTCGGTCTGGCGATCTGTACGGGTACGGCCCCTCGATGGACACGTTGCCGGCCATCAAGATGCTGAACCAGATGGCCAAGGTCCACATCAAGCAAGGGCATCGCGCGGTGGATCCACCGCTGCTGGCGCACGGTGAAGAGGGCGCGTTGGGCGCGTTCTCGCTTCGCCCAGGCGCCATCAACTATGGGTTCTTATCGCCGGAAGGCCGGCCGCTTCTCCAGCCACTCCAGCAAGGGAACCTGGTCGAGAACGAGAAGATGATGGCCTGGCAGAAGGCGATCATCGATTCAGCTCACCTGGTGAACGTGTTCTTCATCTTCCAGGAAAATCCGCAGATGACGGCCACGGAAGTGATCGAGCGTTCCGAACAGATGGGGATCTTCCTCGCGCCGAAGGCGGGCGCCCTGCAGTCTTCTTACTGCGGGGCCATCATCGTGCGTGTCGTCGATTTGCTCTGGCAGCAAGGTCTCTTGCCCCCGATGCCGCGAGCTCTGATTGCCGCGGGCGGCAAGTACACCGCGGAGTACGAGTCGCCGATCATCCAGCTGCAGAAGATGGGTCGTGCAGCGGCGACGGAACGGCAGCTTCAGTCCGCCGTCGCCTTGGCCACGTCGATCGGCCGCCCGGACGTTCTCGACCTGTACGACTTTGACCGGATCCAGCGGGACACGGCAGACATTCGCGGTGTACCGACAGAGCATTTGCGGTCGGACGATGACATCGCGGCAGATCGCCAGGCGCGGGAGGAGCAGGCCGCACAGCAGGCTGCAGTCATCGCCGCACCGGGCGCAGCAGCGCTCATGAAGGGCATGGCCGCTGTCGGGAAGGAGCCAGCAGGTGGCGGTCAGTGAAAAGCGAAAGGTCTATCTCGATGACCGGCGCCGCGCGTACCAGCACGCCTTCGATCCGGCCGCGCCGCACGGCAAGATGGTGTTGGCCGATCTGGCCAACTTTTGCTTTGCGCACAAGACCACGATGATGCCTGATGTGCGGGCGCAGTGCGTGGCTGAAGGTCGACGAGACGTCTGGCTTCGGATCGCCTACCACTTGAATCTGACCGAAGAGCAATTCTGGGACCTGTACGGGAGGACACAGACTGAATGAGATATCGCTGGATGAACAGAGCCGAAGCTACCGACGCTGGATCCGGAGGATCCGTCACGACGCCATCCAGCACTTCTGTTGCGACCCCGCCCGCTACCTCCGCTGCTGGCGGCGGCTCGAACGGATCAGCGCCGCCAATGGCAGCGGCGCCCGACTGGACTATCGGATTGTCCGAAGAGGACCGTGGTCTGGTCCAGCTCAAGAAGTACGGCTCGCCGGCCGACGTGGTGAAGGCGCTCCGGCACGCGCAGCAGTTCATCGGGGCGCCGGCCGATGAATTGGTCCGCATCCCGAAAGCGGGCCTCGACATTGAGGGCGTCAAGTCGATCATGGCCAAGCTGGGCATGCCGGCGAAGCCCGAAGAGTATCAACTCCCGGTTCCTCAGGAAGGAGGCGATCCGGAGTTCGCGAAAGCGGCTTCGGGCTGGTTCCACAAGTACGGGCTGACGCGCGAGCAGGCGGTCGGCATCGTCAACGAAGTCAACGCCTGGGTGGGAGAGGCGCAGAAGACCGCAAAGGAGACGCACGAGAACGGGCTCCGGATGGAAGAGGCACAGCTCAAGACTGAGTGGGGCGAGGCCTACCAGCGCCGCTGGCAGGTGGCCAAGAATGCCGCCGGCCAGCTCGGTTTGACCGCCGAGCACCTCGCGGCGCTCCAGAATGCGATGGGGCCCGCGGCGATGGTGAAGTTCGTCTACGGGATGGCTGCCCGGCTGGGCGAGGATCGTTTCCTCGGCGGCGATCACGTTGGCAACGGGCTCACTCCGGCAATGGCTGACCAGCGCATCCAGGAGCTGAAGTCGGACAAAGCATTCATGGGCCGCCTGATGAGCGGTGACAAGAAGGCCGCCAAGGAATGGGAAGACGTTCACAGGGCCAAGAACCCGCCGATGGACAATCAGTAACGATGTCGAATATACTGGAAAGTGCAGAGGCTCGAGAACGGCGGTTGCGATTGCTCGAATTGGTCTACGAAGCTCATTACGGGGTCGAAGAGGCCATCGGGCGAGCCGCAGTTCTCGAGCGCTGGGTTCTTTCGGGATCAGACGAGGGCGCCGGGGAGCCGCTGCCTGAAAAGCGCGGTCCCGGCCGTCCTCGTCGCATCGACACCCCCCAATAGCGGGGCCGATTGACTGCTGGAAAGACAGCCTCTCGCCTGGGGAGCCGACCAGGAAGAAGCGGCCCCACGCATCGTGGTGGATACGCCCTTCGAGAACCGTGACCAATCACCGTTTTCGGGAGGGCAGAAGTGTCCGCAAACATCATCCCAACTCATCAAGTGGAGATGTACTCCACGAACGTTGAGTTGCTCGTTCAGCAGAAAGACTCGCGCTTCCTCGGGAAGACTCGCGAAGGTACCGCGGTCGGCTCGCAGATGGCGCCGGTGGACCAGGTCGGAACGCTCGAAGTTCAGCCGGTCACCACCCGATTCGCGCCGATCGTGCGAAGCGACGCGCCGACCGATCGTCGGTGGGTCTTCCCGATCGATCGTGACCTCGCGCAGCAGGTCGACACCTTCGACAAGCTGCGCACCATGAACGACATCCAGGGGCCGCTCACGATGACGGCGTCGGCGGCATTCGGTCGCGCGTACGATGACGAGATCATCCGCGCGTTCACCGACACGGCATTCACCGGCACGCGCGGCGGGACGCCGACCATCTTCCTGGCGGCCAACCAGATCGCCGTGAACTTCAAGGCAGCCGGGAACGTCGGGGCGACCGTGGCCAAGATGATCGAGGCCAAGCGCATCCTGATGGCACACGAAGTCGACGTGATGTCGGAGGATCTCTACTACGCGCTGGACGCGCTCCAGCACTCGAAGCTCCTGAACGAGATCCCGATCATCAGCCGCGACTACAACTCGAAGCCGGCGCTCGACGGCAACGGCATGATCACGTCGTGGCTCGGGTTCATGTTCGTGCACTCGGAGCGGCTGCTACTCAACGGCTCCGGCCACCGGCGCACGATTGCCTGGGCGAAGAGCGGGATGCACTTCTGCCGGTGGGGCGGGTTCTACTCGTCCGTCGACCAGCGGAAGGATCTCCAGGGTCATCCGTGGCAGCTGTACTCGAAGGCCACGTACGGCTCGACCCGCATCGAAGAGAAGAAGATCGTCGAAGTCATCTGCGTGAACTCGTAAAGGGAGGTGAAGAGAAATGGCAGTAGTCAATACCAAGAGCACGATCATCTCGAACGCGGACGCCACGCCGCGGATCGTCAACACGTCATTCCTGGACTCGGGTGAAGTCCGATCTTCCGCCGGGTTCGTTTCGGTCGCCGCGGGCGACGATGACGGCAGCGTCTACCGGTTGTTTCGCGTGCCGTCTGGCGCGATTCTTCTCGGGGTCGAGTTCAAGCACGCAGCAATCGCTGGCGCGACGGATTACGACCTGAATTTCTACGACATCCAGGGGACCAACCTGGGGGCGATCATCAGTCCGACGCCGCACGCGGCGGACGCGATCGACTTCAGTTTGGCGCGGGCGCAGTTCACGAATCTTCTCTTCGGAGGGGCGACGGGGATCGCGGCCAGCCAGGCCAACAAGAGATGCTGGGAACTGACGACGTTGGCGGTGGATCCGAAGAAGCCATTCGACGTCTGCCTGCTGGCCAATGTGGTCGGCACGGCGGCCGGCGACATCGCCTTCCGGGCGTTCTGGACCGTCTAATCGCTCGCGGGCCGGCCTTCGCGCCGGCCCGTTCGAGCTGGAGGTGATCCGTGGCCGAAGTGTTTTTCGGGATCGATCGTGGGGAGACGAAGGACGATGTCACCGAGGCGGCAGCATCAACGGCGACCACCGACGTGGAAGTTCGAGTCGATCTCGCGGCGAATCTCTCGCACGCCGAGATCGAACTCTTGCTCATCCAGATCGGCAACTACATCCGGGAGCACCCGGCGTCGACAGGAGCGTAGCCCGTGGGGAATCTGATGAACAATCAGGGCGCCTCAAATACGGGCGACCTAGTCAACAGATCTGGTTCGATCATCGCCGGAAGCGTGGCACAGCAGGTGGCTGCGGCTGTGGCTCAGCGGCGGTATATCATCATCCAGAACGTGAGCGCCGGAGATCTCTGGATCGACTTCGGCGTCGCCGCGGTTGAAGATCAACCTTCGATCCGGCTCAGCGCCGGCGCGACCTTCGTGATGGA